TTTAGTTTTCTTTCTACGCATGGCTGCAAGTTCTCTTGCGAGTGCATCTTCACGTTCTTGTATCACATCATTTTCAGCTTCTTTTTCTGCAACAAGTAAATCGATACCACTTTCTTTATCCATCATCTTCTGGTCAATTCGTTTAGCAAGTTCTGCATCCTTAGAAATCAGTGCCGATGGTCTACATAAATCATGGCGTTCTGTCATCCACAGGAAATCAAGTAACAATAACTCTTCTTTGCCCGGATGGAGTCTCATCCCACGTCCTACCATTTGTTGGTATAAACTTCTAATCTTTGTTGGTCTTAGTACGATGATGCAATCCACAGCTGGACAGTCCCAACCTTCAGTTAGAAGCATGGAATTACATAAAACATCATATTCACCTGCTTCAAAGTCGGCTAAGATTTCATCTCGATCAGTACTATTACCATTGACTTCAGCTGCTTTAATACCATGCAAATTCAGTAGTTCACAGAACTTTTGAGATGTTTTAACGAGCGGTAAGAACACCACTGTTTTTCTGCCTTTGCAATATTTAAGCATCTCAAGTGCAATTTGATTTAAATAAGGTTCTAATGCAGATCCTATTTCACCTACTGCGTAATCACCATTTGAAACACCAACGCTATGAATATCAAGTTCGAGTGGGATCATCTGTGCTTTCACTGGACAAAGATAACCTTCTCTAATCGCTTGATGAAGTGAGTATTCATATGCTTTTGAATCATAGTATTTCCCTAGACTTTTCTGATCAGAGCGATCAGGTGTTGCAGTAACTCCTAGTACATTTGCACCATCAAAGTGAGTGAGTATGCGTTGGTATGTATCGCTCATGGAATGATGGGCTTCATCGACTACAATGGTCTTGAAGTGATCCTTCGCAAATGCTGTGAGTCTTTTTTCTTGAGATAGTGTTTGAACGGATGCAACAGTTACTCGCTTTTTTGAACCGATGGAACTAGACTCAGCCTTTTCCAAAGCTGAATCCAATCCACTCGTTTCTAATAACTTTTCTGAAGCTTGATCGAGCAATTCTCCACGATGAGCAAGAATTAATGCGTTACTGCCATCTTTTGTTTCCTCTTCAACCACCTTTGAAAATACGACTGTTTTACCAGTTCCAGTTGGAAGTACTAATAGCGTTTTTTGATGTCCTTGACTCCATTCGTTTCTTATTGCTTGAACAGCTTCATTTTGATAAGGTCTTAATACCATGACTGATCCCTCCTAAAATGGAAGATCGTCTGGAAAAAAGAACTCTTCGTTGTAATCGATGAAACGTTCAATATCATTTGTAAACTTCTCTTCACCTTGATTGTTGGTATATGAGCGTTGCTTGAAATGAGCTCTGCCTTTAGAACCAATCACTTTATTCCAGTCCATAGTTAGCTTTTCACCATGTTTCTTCTGACCAATGCATCTAAAGAATGATGAAATACGCCATTCTAAAGAACGATAGAGAAGTAAATCAAACTTTACTGTTGCGATACCTTCTTTGGTTTCTACTTGTACTGTTATGGTTGCCTTATTACATGCTGGTACTTTTGGTCCACCAGGAAATCTTCCTCGCTCAAAATGAGTCACTGTAAAATTGTAATCACCTTCAGGCAGTAAGACATACTCCTGACCGTCTTCTTCGATGGCATCGTTCCAATCCATCAACATATTTTTGTTATCCATCATGATTGTTGTTCTCCTTTTTTATTTTTTATTGATTCAACTATTTTTTTCCAATTCGGAATGATCCATCTAGTGATAAAATCATCTGAATAATTGCTTATTGGTTCTGTTTCTTGATAATGACCTTTAACGGCGACGACTTTCTTTAATTCTTCTTCAGCGATATCTGATTCATTGATCATCTCTTTGAGTTTCTCAACGAGTGCATAAGTAGTAATATCTTTAGGATCAGGAAACGTTACTTCAGGTTTCACAAAATCCTGGTCTTCAAATAGATGGGAAATGCTTTTAAAGTTCAGTTCTAGTTCCTCTGGTAAATCAAATCGATTCTTTGCATCATACGTAGGGTTATGTGTTGTATAAAGAACACGCTTCCCACCCTGAGCTTTCTTAGAGTTGGTTTCGGTTGTAACGACATAAATCTTATAGTTGACAAAGAATAATGCATCACTCCACTCTTTGATAACTGGTGCGACTTGTTTGGTCAGTTTCATCTCATAGCGATCAAATGCACCTTGTTCTTCTGGAAGTTCAAATTTACGTGGTTTTGCATGTGCTGTTATGACCACGTTGATACCGACATCGATCAGTTGATCCATCAGAGTGAGTAACTTTGAAAACTCATCAACTAAGTAGACATACCCTTTACCATAACCAAAATCTTCTATGTTGTTCTTTCGATACTTCTCACACACTGCATTTGTACATAATGATTCAGCCCAGTCTGCGGTATCTAAAACAACTGCTTTGCATATCGTTGGATTAGCAATAATCTCTTTTACAACTGAGATTAATTCATCCCACGATTTATTACACTTGATTCTTCTAATATCCAAATTGCTTGTACCACCTTCGGTGTCAATGAATAACGGATCTGGAAACTGACTGGCAAAGGTTGATTTACCAATTCCCTCTGGACCATAAATGACAATTTTTAGTGGACGTTTTTCTTTACCTTCAATAATTTTTAACATCTTTTATATATCTCCTTCTTCGATAATATTTGCCTCTTCACGAGGATCTGATTTTGGTACCAAAACTAATGAGCCAAGTTGTATGATCATGTATGCTCCGATGAGGGCACCAACTTTTCTCTTACCTATTCTTTTGGTTAATTCTGTAATGCCAGCTACCTTTTTAGGGGCGTAGGGATCGATGCCTTCTTTTTGACAAGCTTTGATGACACCTTCTTCATCAGTGATCTTTCTGGACCCTTTTGTATGAACAAGTTTGTAGTTATTCCATCTGTGACCATTGAGTGCCTTCTTGATGGCAAACTCCATGACATCTTTTGCATACTGAACAACTTCATCCAAGTGTGGTAATAATGCTTCGATTTCAGCATCTGACATAGTCGCTACTGGCTTTTTTAACTCTTGCATGACTTCTGTGTTAACTTCAGCTCGCTTCGCACATATAGCTTTACCTGCGCAGTATCTGCAGTACTTACCAGGATGTGCTTCAGGGCTATCCACTTTTGTCCTTTTAACTGCTGGAATGAGTACATTGGATTCGAACTGAAGTAACTCTTCGATCGGCATTTCATAATCGTTTGTGTTGTTAATAACTGGTTGATAGATAACAAGTCTGACTTTTTTGATTGGATATAAATCCTTGAACGCTTTGGAAAAGTAAAGTGCATAGATACCAAGTTGTGAGTTAAACTGTCCCGATTCACTATCAAATGCATAAACTGGTGTGCGACCTGTTTTCAAATCAATCACTGTGAGCGTTCCACCATCCAATGATGAAATGATTCCACAATCTAAGGTTCCTCCTGCATCATCATCAAAATCCATATCAAGATGCTGCTCAATAACGATGAGTGGTTCTGTATCTGTTCTCTTCTTTTCAAACTCAATGGTCTGAATAACGAAATCTGCGTATCCATCTGCGATTTCCTGCATCTCATCTGAGTACATATCCAAATCTATAATGACTTCTTCAATCGGTTTTACTTCACTGTCATAGTCGATTAAGTTGAGTGACTGACTAATGAGTGCTGCACCTAATTCATGGCACTGTGTTCCATATTCAGCTTGTGGATTTGTCTCTTGGCTTGATCCATCATTAAGCAATGTACTAAGTGGACAGTTTAACCATGTACTACTCTTACTAGGGCTATACTTTCTACTGTGAATCGTTGGACTTCTTGACATCTGTAATTCCTCCTTCTTTACTATCCGTCTCTTCTGGAAGCAACATCACTTCCAGTGCCAATGTTTTAGTCGTCTCACTAATTAGCAGTAATGTTTCGACTAAATCCTTATCCGTCAGATAAGGCTTATCGGCTTTTGGTTCTTTCTTCATTTCTAAACCTCCTTTGGTT